CCCTGGATATTAAGTACTAATCTTTCAGGATCAAATAAATAAAGCATTATGATTCCTCCTTTTTAATTCCTGGATCTTTCTTTATATGTCCAAAGCAATAGTGCCCCGATGGGCTACCTTTGGATACTCTGTTTTTGCAAACTTCACCATCATCTTTGATGTGAACACATAAACCCATTTCCTTATGGGCCTCTATCACTTCTTCAGTGGAAAGTTCTGGAATTTCTTCCTCTTCCTCTTCTTCAGGAAATTCTGGATCGTTTATTTCTTCGGCCAGTTCTTCTTTGATTTCCTTAACGTCGTCTGCCGTATAGCCAACGACCTCAGTACTCTCTCCATCACTATCTGTTGCCAGAACGGGCTGTTCCTCATCTCCTGTTGGGACTTCTTCTCCCACTTCCTCCAAAGATTCATCAGCTTTTTCAACCACTGCTTCATCTTTGGCCTCCTCTGTTTTAGGCAGAGGTTTGAGATCTTGTCCCAATCCTACAGCTTTAAGGTAACTGTAATAGATATCCTTACCGAATATCACCAAGACATCCTTTGTACGAAAGCCAAACTTAGGAAGCCAATCTAGGGTGAATTCTTTCCTATTTCTAAAAATCGGATTCTTCCCAAGCATTCTGTAGACTTTGGAACCCCTCTCTACAACAGCTACGCCGTTACAGAATTTGAGTCCACCCATCCACACGTTTCCTGTAGGTTTCTGAGGATGCCTTATCACCACGTAGTCTTTTTCTACCGTGGATCTAGCTTTTGTTGAATAATACATTTAATTCCTCCCTAAATGTATATAGGAGTAGAGGAGGCCGAAGCCTCCCCTACCCTAAAGTCTTCCTACGCTAGTTTTTAGCTACCGAGAGGCAGAACCTTGGTCATCCTAGCAAGAGACAGTCTGTTGTACAGATCGAATCCGCAGTACCATTTTAGACGATACTGATAGGCGTTCTCGTTCTCACGAGGGCCAACAAATTCGAATACAACACCAGCGTCATTAGCAGACGTAAATCCGCAAACGCCTTCCATCTCGCCCCAACGACCGCAGTAAACTTCTGAGCCGTCCATGCGCTCATAAAGTTCCCAAGACTTACCATTTAGTCCCAACGAACCATCGTTAGGAGCCAACTGAGCCTCTGCAATGTTGGTTTCGACATCAAGGAATGTGCCGGTAGTTTCAACCGTAAGTTCCGCAGTATCTGCATTATCAGTAGCAGTGACTTTGTAGATGCGTTTCACACCATCGTCGCCACGTACAACCGCTCTGCAAGTACCAGCAGCAATCGCTTCTGCCAAAAGAGCATTAGCTGGATTGTCATCAAAGTCCGTCACCAAGCCAGTGGCTGTCGGAGCACCGAGAGTACCGGAATGGAGAAGGTTTACACCTTCATAACGGCTGATGAAGTCATTACGGAAAACAGGAATCTCTTGGTACATCAACATGGGTTTCATGTTGCCAAGACCAACCTGTTGGATCTGGTTAGCGTCTGTTCCACCACCCGTATTTCTGAGCAGGACGCGCAGAGTACGGATATCCCGTGCATGCATCATGAGGAAGTCAGGCTTACCTGTGGTCACTCGGTCGATCAAGTTGTCGAGATCTTCCAAAGTAAACACACGGCCTTCACGACCGTCACGAGCACTTGCAGGATCATCTTCCACCAACTCTAGGCTCTGAGTAGAGGCACCAGCGTTGTAGAAGGGATGGTTCACATCGTCCACGTTGCCAGCTTCGGCATCAAGGATAGCCTTCATACCGTCAAACTTAGCTTCGATACCGATAGGACCATTGTTGGATTGAACCAACGGGCCACCGGGGACTCGCTTACCATTGATGATAGCGTTCATATAAGTACGAGCGATATCTTTGGATTTCGAGGAAATCTGAACTTGAAGCTGATCGTTGTGATCAGAAAGTTGATCTTCAATCTGTCCATCCATGATGATATCACCGATGATCGCAGCGAGATGCACATTAACGTTCTGAAGCGTAGCACCCTTTTGGTACTTTAGCGCATTCAGATTGGCACCTGGAGCTGCGAACGCTGCCTTAGCAATCGTCGCCTCACGCGTGAAAGTGTAAGCAAGACCTTCAAACACCACAAACGGTAAGTGGCGATACCACTCGTTTACAGTGATGATGTCTTCAATAACACCCTCAACCAGGAGGTTATTCGAAAGTTTGGCAGCTTCGGAAAGAGTAATAACTTGAGCCATTGTTTAAATTCTCCTTAGTTATTGTTTGGTTTGTTATTCACCCCTAAGCCGCCGTCTTTGGACATCTTTCCATTTCTTAAGCCCTTCTCTAACCTTTTCTTTCTTGTTTAGTTTGTCAGAGGCTTGTTTCTGTGCTTTGTCTGCATCCAACCTAGCTCCGTCTTTAGCAGTTGGAGTAGCATGGTACACACTGACCTTCTTGTTTCCAAAAACGTTTTCGGCCTTAGCCTGTCTGATTGCTTCCAAGGCTTCCTTGGTATCACCAGCGCCTTTTACAATCATGTCGGCTAGGTTTTTATGTTTTTCAGGTACATCATTTAATTCTTTTTCTAATTGCGTTGACCAATAGGTCTCATACGCCTTAACCTCAGCTTGTCGCTTTTCAAGCTCCATCTGAAGCTGTCTCTTCTCGTCTTCTAGTTTATCTTGTAGTGCAGTGTTTTCTCCTGCAAGAGCCTCAATCTTGGCCTCACGGTCAGCGAGTTTCTCTTCAAGAGTTCTCTTTTTATCTGCTTCTTCTTCTTTCATCTTATCAAACTTCTTAGCTTTCTCGATGAAAGGAGTGAATTTGTCTTCAAGAGCCTTTAACTTATCTTCATAAGCTTTTTCAAGGTTCTCTTCAACTTGTTTCTTCTCGACGCGGTTCTTGGCTGCTTCTGCACGAGTTTTCTTCATTTCTTCAGCTAGTTGTTCTTTCGTCCAGTCAGCGTAAGGATCGGTGGGCTTGTCGTCTGCACTTGTGTTTTCAGTACCTGTTTTTTCTCCGTCCTCTGTGGGAGGATCGGTAACTTCAGCCCCCTCATCTGCTGGGGGAGCTGTTTTCTTCGTTTCCTCTTCTCCACCAGAACCGTCTTTTTTACCCATAATATCGTTTAAGTTCATGTTATGTCTCCTTGGGATCTACCCTGGTTAATTTAACCCTTGCCAGATTCAATCTGGTCTTATTTGTAACCCATATCGGTATTGTCGCTACCGAATTGATTGGCTCCTTGGAATAACCTCTGAGCCGCTGGGTTATTTTCTGCCTGTGATACTGCCCTCTCTTGGGGAGTGATCTCCACCACACGAAGAGCGATAAACGCCTTAGTGTTCATATACACAGGAAGATCTACAGGAAGTGTTATCCACTCACTGCGTTTGATTTTTGCCATCCACTTCTTATGAGCCTTCTTAGCTTCCTCTAAGCTAATCTCTGTTTCCAGAGCGAAGGACATAGGAATGGTGTCTAACACCAAACTATATTTTGTCATTGCAATTCTCCCTTAAGCTAGTCTATTTACCTTGCGGTTTCTTAGCTCTCTCCTCTTTTGGTTGCGTCCTCTGATCTAGATTTTTCTTCTTTTGCTTTGAAGAATCCGTTGCATGTTTTACTCTGTTGTCTTGTTTGGATACAGATTTGTCAGCTCCAGGAGCCTTAACCGAAGCTCTGAAAGAACCACCTTCTTGTTTCTGGGAAGCATAGTCAAGGCCCAATTTCTTCATGGCCTCTGATTCTTTCTTCATAACTTCAACTTCTCTATCCATTTGTTCCAAACGATCACTATGGTAATTATTAATGAGTTCATCTACTTGATCGTCTGTCAGATGCTTATACATCTGTTTAATTGCTCTACGGTCTCCAGACTCAATGATTTTTCTCTCACCTTCAAGTAAATTTACCTTGGTAAGAGGATCAACTGGAAATTGTGGTTCGACATAAGTGATCTCTAACACAGCATCTTCAGAGAATTGTCTGCTACCTTGGTCCTCATAGTGCGCGTTCCACAGTGCCTTGACAGTATCAAATAGCTGTTGCTCACGCTCCATGAACAGTTTCT